TTATTCTATTTCATCAATATCAAGAGAATATCCAAAGACTTCTCCAACATCTGTACATTTCCCTTTTAAAGTAACTGTCTCTCCTTTGGTCATGGAAGCTACTTTTGTTTTTTGTTCATCATTTTTTATGTAGCATTGAACTCCGATAATCTCAAAGTCTCCATCAGCCATCAAGTTAATATACTTTCCAGAAGCGTCAATGTTTGTAAGTTTTCCAGTAATCTCAAGATATTTATCTTTGTATTTATCAGATGCTCCCATGGCATTGTTATCAAGATCTGCCATCATATCATTAACGGAAACAGTGGTATACTCGATCGGTGCAGCTTCTTTCTTTTCTGAAGAAGTAGCCGTTGTTGCACTTTTACCTGATTCCGAATCACTTTCACCCGCTACAGCTCCGATGATCGCTCCGACAAGGATTATCAGCACAACCCATTTGAGCTTTCCACCTTTTAATTTCTTTCGGCACTGCGGGCATACTTTAGCGTCCGCCGGAATCTCTGTTTTGCAATACTTGCATTTCTTAGTTTTCTCTGTACTCATACTACAGTTCCTCCTTATACTTTTGAGTTGATTCTAGCACATATTGTAATGATTTAGAATATTTTTGTTAAAATTTTTGTTTCGAAATTTGTCGGATTTATTTAAAACAGTGTAAAAATGTGCTATTATATACATCATGTAAAGTTGTTTTTGTCTAAAAAAAGAGGCGGTATTTTGAAATTAGCCAAAAAAGTTATAATTTTTGTCGGAATAATATTAATAATCAGTTACATAGTTCATGTTCCGAGTCGGACACGCAATCTCTCATGTAAAAATTCTACGGTCAGCCTTGTCCGGCAATCTAGCAGACATTCTACAGTCAGAAGGAGCGTTCCTAACCAGATACAGATTATTTTTGTGCTGCTATACCGTATAATTCCACGTAAAACGCATTTTATATTCGATAGTGCGAATATTTTCTTTGCGATTACGCACATTCTGGTTTATCACTGGCAGTTAGCAAGGAGGGATTTGTCTGCCGATGCTACTTTATCGTACCAAAGATAATGCAATGTAAAAGAGAGTAAATGTTTTTGTGCGGTAGGAGGTATAATATGGATTACAAAAAGGAAATTATTGAAATGATAGAAAATATACATAGTGAAAAGATATTAAATCTTATTTATTGGTTCGTAAAAAGAGGATATAAAGAAGAAAGGGCAGGAAGATGACTCCCGCCCTGTTGCTTAGAAAATAAACTTCTCGAAAAAATCACATAACAAATCTTTTTTATCGGGCGACAGTTTATCGTATTCAAGAATTATTTTCATGAATCGTTTATCTGTCAGCCCGATTTTCATTGAAACATCTGCATATTCTGCATCAATTTCTTTGTCTTGCTTTTCATCCACTAAATCTGAAAGACCGATTCTAAAATATTTTGCCAAGGTACCTAATTTTCCAGTTCCGGGAATTGCCTTTCCAGTATACCACATATTAAAAGTAGTTGGATTAACTCCGATAGCTTCGGCAATTTCCTTTTGCTGCTTGCCACTCTCGGCAACATATCGGCTTAGATTTTTTGAAAAGATTCTTTTCTGCTCTTCGTTTGTCATTGTTCTTTCCTCCTTACATTTTGCATTGTACACCATATTCAAAAAAAATTCAATAGTAAATCCAATATTTTTGGATTTTGGTGTTGACAATCCAAAGCTATTGGATTATAATGAGTTCAGAAATTAAGAAAGGAGGCAAACAAATGCCACAGATTTGTTTAGAAGCAGTTCGTGTAAATGCACGATGTAATCAGAAAGAATGGGCTGAAAAGTTTGGAGTTTCCAATAATACAGTTATTAATTGGGAAAAAGGAAATACTGAGCCTACTTTATCACAGCTTAGAAAAATGAGTGAACTTTCCGGTATTCCTATTGACTTTATTTGTGTGCCTGATAAATCCAATTAAATTGGATTATTGAGAAATAAAGTCTATAGTTGGAACAGATAAGTTTCTTGAACCAAAGTTACCGGAATAGAAAGGAGCAAAGTTTATGAGCAAAAAGAAGAAAAAGAAAAAGGCTTCTAAGATGGTGCGAACATCAAAGAAACCTATTTCCTTAACATGTTTGATTAATAAAAAACCTATTTTCCAGATGGATATTTTTCGTTGAATGCTTCTAATGCGGATTCATAAGCATTTATGTATTCTTCGAAATAATCGACGGTTACATGAGTTTTGCCAGCATCAACTTGAGATTGACGTTTTAAATGGCAAGCATCAATGCAAACTGCAATGGCTAAATCATGTGCGCGTTTTTCATTATCAGTCATTCTTGCACCTCCTTTCCAAAGGAGAGTATAACACGAAAATTTATCAGCAGAAAGGAGAAAGGCGTGAAAAAATCAACCAGGAAAAAGATCCGTTCTCTTGAAAAGAGAATATCAGATATTGAGTCACAACTTCAATGTCCGCAAGCTACTTTTACATGTCAATTGGTTACTCCAAACGACATTTTAGCCCAGATTCTTCAAGAGAGTCAATATCAAGATCATAAATATGAGATTCGAGCTAATCTGAATGGCAAGACATTATTCGAGAAGAAGACGGAAAGTTTTTTCTTAGAATAATCTGGAGCAAGAATCAGATAAGAAAGAAACTGCAACTTCACAGTAATTAAAGAGGAGGAAGAAAATGAAGAAATTTGAATTAACATCAGAAACCAAAATTAACATTTTCGGAAAGAAACTTTTCCGAATCAAGGCGCTCGTTTCATTTGGAGTTGTAAAAACTGGAGAAACTGGCGGATGGGTAGAAAAAGAAGAAAATGTAAACCAGTCCGGCGATGCATGGGTGTTCGGCAATGCAGAGGTGTTCGGCAATGCAGAGGTGTTCGGCAATGCAGAGGTGTCCGGCAATGCAGAGGTGTCCGGCAATGCAGATTACGCAACTATTCATGGATTCGGTACTCAATTCCGCACAACTACATTCTTCAGATGTAAGGACAAACAAGTTAAAGTGTCTTGCGGCTGCTTCTATGGAACAATTCCAGAGTTCCGTGAACAGGTGAAAAATACCAGAGATGGAAAAATCGCAGAAGAATATCTGATGATTGCTGATCTCATGGAGAAACATTTCGCAGAAGAAGCAAAATAACAGAAACATCATAATCTATCGTAGAAAGGAGAGATTCTTATGGCAGTAATTAAAACAATAAAAAATGAATCTGGCGGGGTAATCAGAATACATGATGATTACTGCAAGGACAATACACATGAAGACAATCAAAGGATTGTCGATGAATGTTCGAGAATTATCTTGGACTACTACAGAAGAAAAGCAAATTTGGCATAAGCGCCCCGGAGGGAGCCGACACCTCCACCCCGGAGCAGTAAGCCACTAAACCAACCTTAGTGGATACAGGTAAATTATAATCCTCTATCCGCTAAAAGTCAATATAAGCGATAAGCGAGAGGAAAATAATATGGAAAATAAAAAAAATGCAACAAACAACGAAAAGATTACATGGAACGATTTGGAAACAATGCTAGCTACCGAAATCGTGAAAAAAGCAAAGAGAGAGACTAAGAAGTGGTTCAGTGCATGGCTTTTGACTGCCGCGCTGTTAATCATTACTAATATCTTTTGGTATATTGCTTACAGTCTGTAATCTTTTTTTCTTTTTGGAGGGGAAAGAATGAAATCACCTAGACAGAACAGAAAGGATATTGTAGTCAGTGTGATTATCGGGATCCTGTTTACTTTTCTTCCGGTGTGGATGTGGGAGAAGAGCTTGCAGCAGGTCCTGGCAGGCATTGTATTTGCGCTGTTTACGTATTTAGCACTGCTTTAAGAAAGGAGAACGAAAATGTTTGAAAAAGAAATCAAAGAGCTTTTTGAATTAGCATGGAGAGTTTCAAACGAAACAGATTATTTTGTTTCGTTTTACATCACTTCGCACGTGCATCTTTGCGATATCGACATTATGAATTCAAAGTGGGATCCGAACAGGAAAAAGGATGGAAATTACACAATCTACTTTGATAGTAAACTGCTTAAGAAGGAATCAGCTGAGCAGTGCAAACTTGCAAAAGCACATCTTCTTAGACTCTTAATAGATGGGAGGTGTCCGCTAAATGTTGAATAAGATGGAGTTGAAGCTCCTGCCGACAATGGAACTGATAACAACGGTGAACGAGCTTCTGGGTGAGCTGGACAGGCGGGAAGCGTACATTCTTGATTGGGAGAACCCGGACATGTATCTGAACCACCTCGAATATCACTGTGCCGGCGGAGCATTTTCGAATGGTGAAAAAAATCCGGTGAGAGGGGATGGATCCGACAATGTGTATTGCTTTTTTGAGGCGGTGTAAACATGGAAGAACGCATTAATGAGATTGTTAGATTGATTGACACCCAGCTTGCTATTGTGCCAGATAATCCGATAGAGGAATCATACAAGGCAAGGACATTGGCAAGCTACGTACAAGCCTTAAATGGGCTTTTAACGGCTCAAAAATCATATAAGGAGGAAAGTATCAATGAGTGAATTTGAAATCCGTATTCCGGCGAGAAAGAAACAGCCTGCAACTGATAAGGATAATCCGGTCGTGAAAGTTTCGCCGGAAGCGTACAACGCACTGGTTGAGATTTATAACGAATCAACCATATCAATGAAAGATATTGCAAGTTTGCTGATCGTTGAGGGCAGCAAGCATGTGGTTTATGACAAGGAGGAATAGCAATGGCAACACCAGTATTAATTATTGGAAAATCTGGTTCTGGCAAGAGTACCAGTTTGAGAAACTGCCAGAATTCTGACTGGAACCTTATTAGAGTATTGAATAAACCACTTCCGTTTAAAGGAAAGATTGACGGATGGTTTACGGATGATTACCAGCAGGTAATGAAGTGCCTGATCGCATCAAAAGCAGAGTCAATTGTTATTGATGATGCAGGCTATCTTATCACTAATCACTTTATGAGAGGGCATGCTTCTGCCGGAAAAGGCAATGCAGTGTTTGCTCTGTACAATGATATTGGAGACTATTTCTGGAATCTTATCCAGTTTATCGTCACGAAAGTACCGCAGGACAAGATCGTATATATGATGATGCACGAAGAAAAGGATGATTCTGGAGATGTGAAACCAAAGACCATAGGAAAGCTACTTGATGAAAAAATTTGTTTGGAAGGTCTTTTTACCATCGTTCTTCGCTGTATTGAAGAAAGCGGAAAACACTTATTTGTCACTCAGTCCAGCCAGGGAGCAGTAAGTAAGTCTCCGATCGGAATGTTTGACAGTTTAACTATTGATAATGATCTCGCAGAAGTAGACAAGATCATTAGAGACTATTACGAATTAGGAAAAGGAGAAAACAATAATGCAGAAACCAAATAGCTATGACACAACACAGGCAGCAGGAGAATTTGAACCGATTGCTCTTGGCGGACACAAGATGGTTATTAAGCAGGTATCAGAGAAAAAATCCCAGGGTGGACTTGATATGCTCGTTATCTTGTTTGATTTCGCAGAAGGAGACGAACAGGCGGGGTACTTTATGAAGCAGTTTGAAAATGACATTCGTCCAGACAAGAAATATCCGAACGCCGGCACTAACTATATGGTCATTGATGAGAGTGTAGATTATGGCGTCCGTAACCTTAAAACATTTATCACATGCGTAGAAAAGTCAAATCCGGGATTTGCTGTTAAGTGGGACGATAACTTCGGGCAGCAGTTCAAAGGCAAGTTGATCGGCGGCATCTTCCGTCTTGAAAAAGACTGGTACGATAACAGAGAAGTAAAACGTCACAAGCTTGCATGGTTCCGCAGTATTGAAGGAATCAAAGATGCAGATATCCCAGAAGAGCGCACTACAAAAGCCTATGACGATCATCTGAAAGAAGAAGCTATCATGGGAGCCAATCCAGCAGGTACGGACTTTATGAGTATTCCAGATAGTGTAGCAGATGATGTCCTTCCGTTCAATTAATATAGAGGTGAGTTAATGGGATATACGCATGGAATACCATGGAATGACGATCTTATCAAAGAAAATATTATTATAGTTGTTGAGAAATTGAATTTAGATCATTTTCCAACTCATTCCGAAATGATAGAAGTTTTTGGAAACAAAAGCCTTGCTTGCAAGATTGCAAAGCATAAAGGGACTGTATATTGGGCTGAAAAACTTGGACTGCCTCTTAAATATTCTGATACAACTTTTGGAAACAAATATGAAATAAAAGCAATTTCAGATATTTACGAGAATGTCGGATTGAATAGTGTTCAAACAAGCTCAAGGCATCCTTATGATTTGCTTACTGATAACAGTGTAAAAATAGACGTAAAAGTATCTAAGGAATTTACAAACAATTGTAATTCAAAGGCATTTACATTCAACCTCGAAAAGAAAAATCCGACTTGCGACATCTTCCTTTTATATTGTTTGAATGATGATGAAACATATCGGAAGGTATTAATAATTCCTTCCTGTTCAACCATCGGAAAAACGCAAATAGGAGTAGGAGAGAATAGTAAGTGGAATCGTTACGAAAATCGTTGGGAGATTATAAAACAGTATAGTGAATTCTTTGGAAAATACAAATACAAGAAGGATGTGATCTGATTGGTCATACAATGTGATACACGTGAACATAAAAACGAATGGGAACGGATTCAGAATCAGTTTGACAGCCTTGAAGTACAATATTTCCGATCAAAGTTATACTGCGGAGACTATCAATCTTTGGACAATGCAAAGCTCTGTATTGACCGCAAAAAGGATTTGCAGGAGTTATGCGGAAATGTATGCCAGCAGCATGAAAGATTCAAAGCGGAGCTGATTAGAGCGCGTGAAGCAGGTATACAGTTAATCATCCTATGCGAGCATGGTCCAGATATTAAATCTGTTGGTGATGTGTATTTTTGGGAGAATCCCCGAAAACATAAAGTTATCTGGAGAACTGTAAACGGCAAGAGAGTAAAGACTGTGATATCTGACAAGGCTGTTGACGGCTGCCAGCTATATAAATCTCTTTGCACGATCAGAGATAAATACGGCGTCCGATTTGAATTCTGTACAAAAGAAGAAACTGGGCGACGAATCGTGGAGCTGCTATCATGACAAAAGAAGAAATCAAACAGTCGGTGAAAATGTCGGAGATACTTTCCAGGTATGGACTAAAACCGAACAGAGCAGGATTTATATGTTGCCCTTTTCACAAGGAAAAGTCAGCGTCATGCAAGATTTACGATGATTCCTTTTATTGTTTCGGTTGTGGAATCGGCGGTGATGTGTTTGATTTCGTAATGCAATACGAATCCGTCCCTTTTAGCACTGCATTTATTGAGCTGGGCGGTACTTATGTATCAAAAAAAGGCAAAAGCCGCAACCAGATCAGACATGAAATGCGAGATATTAAATCAAAAAAACACAACCCTGTTCAGGATCCTAACGAGATTGAGCAGGTAGAAAAGAACATACTTATGTACGAAACAGCACTAAAAACGTTCCCTCCTGATTCAGAAGAGTGGTATATGTGCCAGTTTAATCTTGAGAAAGAAAAAAGCAGACATGAATTGCTGTCTGTTAAGTCAGGAGGTGAGAAAAATTCTTGAAAACATTGAAAATTTACAAGCGCAAGACTTTATGGAAAAGCAGCTGTATGAAGAACTTTTTTCGGTAAAAAGTAAAATTGACCGTTCAGAAATCAAGTTTAAGCTGATGGACCGGGCAAAAAGTGTAAAAGCGAAGCACATAGCAGAAGAATTCATAAAGGAATTCCAGAAAGCAGAACAGGAAAAGGAAAAAGAAGAAAAAGCAAATCGTTCTATGCAGTTAGTTGAAAACATCACAAACTTTTATCCTGATTCTGTTGATAAGGAATATCCTAACATGGCTTGTGGTAGCTGGATAGCTACAGAGAACGGAATATTTTCCTCTGAAACATCTAAGGCAAGAGAACTTGTATGTCACCACCCGATCATGCCGATACGTCGGCTAAAAAACATCGAGACAGGAGAGGAACAGATCACGGTGGCTTTTAAAAGGGATGGATATTGGACAGAAATAACTGTTCCAAAAATTGACATTGTGACTTCCAGGGCAATAACTAATCTTGCAAGGTTCGGGGTGCAGGTCAACTCAGAGAATGCAAGGCTTCTCGTAAAGTATCTGGCGGATGTTGAAATGTACAATGCCGATATGATCGACATACAGCACTCTACAAGCAAGTTGGGGTGGCATGGCAATGTATTTGTCCCTTACGACCTTTCGATTGTTTTTGATGGCGAATACCGCTTTAAAACACTATTCCAAAGCATACAGGAAAATGGAGATTACTTCAAATGGGTAACTCTATCTAAGCAGCTACGGTCATGCGGACGATTAGAACCACGAATAGCACTGGCAGCATCTTTTGCAAGTGTTCTTATACAGCCACTTGATGTGCTGCCGTTTATCGTGGACTTCTACGGACAGACAGGCGGTGGAAAGACAATAACAATCAATATAGCTGCTTCTGTTTGGGGAAATCCTGCGCCGGGAGCTTACGTTGGAAACTTTCGATCAACAGATACATCATTGGAGACCAGAGCAGATATGCTTAATAATTTTCCGATGATTCTCGATGACTCGAAGAACGCTTCTCAGTATATCCGGGATAACTACGAAACATTGATTTACAATCTCTGTTCTGGCAAAGGAAAAGCACGTTCAAATAAGGACCTCGGAGCAGCTAAGGAAAATACATGGAGTAATGTGACTATTTGCAACGGTGAGAACCCTATTTCGGAATTTGCAGATTCCGGCGGAGCTATCAACAGAATTATTGAAATTGAATGTTGCGAGGATATTTACGAGAATCCAGCAGAGATTAACGGCATTGTCGTGAAGAACTACGGCTTTGCTGGAAGAGTGTTCGTTGGAAATCTCAAACAGTTCACATCGGATGATCTGAAAGAAATGAAAGCCGAAATTGAGAAAGGTTTTGACGGATATGACTTTCCAGCAAAGCAGGTAATGGCAATATCTACACTTCTGCTGGCTGACAAATTAGCTACAGATTTCATATTTAAGGATGGACGTGAGCTGACGGTCGAGGACGTTGTAGACATACCTACACGCAAGAAAGATGTATCAGAAGGTCAGAGATGCTATGAATTCATTCTTGAAAGTCTCTCAGTGTACGGGCAGCACTTTGATGCGCAATTTAGCTGTGACCAGTGGGGATTCAAGGAAACGCCAGATGAATATGGAGATGTATATGTATATTTTTATCCGAAACCTCTTGAAAATCTTTTGAAGAACAATGGATTCTCCAGAAAAGCCTTTTCGGCCTGGGCGATCAACCGTGAGTTAATTAAACATACTGGGAAGAGAGATACGGTACTAAAAAGAGACGGTGGAAGTGTAATGAGGCTTATTGCAGTAAAGATTGTTGATATAAAAAGTCTCGAAAACGAGCAGGAAAATGAGGTTATTGAAACTGGTTTTCTGCCAGCTGATGTCGAAACAAATGTCCCGTTTTCGTAATTTGTAACCATGTAACCGTTGTAACACGAAAAAAAATATCCTATAGGAGAAAGTTTGAGAGTGTATAAAAAACATATACTCTGGTGATTCTCCTATATGAAAACCTTGGTTACATTGGTTACACGGTTACATATCTCTGAAACCCGCATAAAATAAGGACTTTTGGCGTAACCAATAGGTCGAAAAAGTCGGTTACACGTTGGTTACAAAATTAAAAAGTATATACAATTAGATTTATTATAGCAAAATTAATTGAATATTACAAAAACATTTAGTTGACATAATTTTTACAAGGAGTGGTTACAAAATGAAAAAAGATGATCTCAATAAAAAGCAAAGATATGCATTAGACACAATGCTGTCTGGCAGCAATGTTTTTCTGACAGGTGATGCAGGAACCGGCAAGACAACAGTTATCCAAACGTTCATCGATGAGGCAGAAAAAGCTGGTAAAAGCGTTCTGGTATCTGCTACTACCGGAATAGCTGCGGACAATATCGGATACGGAGCAACCACCGTGCATCGTGCACTGAATATTTCGATCAAATTTGAGGACTATAAGAAAAAAGTGAAATCCAGAGCTGAACTTCTGAAAGAAGCAGATGTTCTCATTATTGATGAGATCAGCATGTGCCGGTTCGACTTGTTCAACATGATTGCGAAGACAATCATCACGGAGAATGAAGAGAGAGCAGTTGACAGACTTCTGATCGGAGAGGACAAAGAAGACATTCAGTTAATCGTGATAGGTGACTTCTATCAGCTTCCGCCAGTAATCACGACAGACGACCGTAAAATTCTCTGCCGGATGTATGGATCCGATTATGGAAAGGGTGGAAAGTACGAACACGGATATGCTTTCATGTCTGAATACTGGAAAGAAATGGGGTTTGAATACATCAAACTTGATGAGGTATGCAGGCAGAATGATGAGGGATTTAAGTATGTGCTGAATGATATTAAATATGGCAACAATATTAGAAAATCCATTGCATATCTGGAGAATAACGAATCAGACAAGGTTATACCAGAAGCACCGTTTCTGGTCGGAACAAATGCTGAAGCTGACAGAATTAACAATACTTTCCTTGGCAAGTTAGATAAAAAGACCGAAAAAGTGTTTCATGCAGCAGTTGACGGAGATCTGACATCTGCCGATATCAAGAACATTGCATTTGCCAGAGAGGACTTAATTCTTAACATCGGTGCAAAAGTGATGATTACAGTCAATGATCTGTCTGGAAACTACGTCAATGGAACGATTGGCATTATTCAGAAAATTGTGGACAACGGAGAATTTGAAGAATCCTATCTGGTTATCAAGACTGATAAGGGTAAAACAGTTAACTTGTACAGATACAGTAAAGACATTGAAAAACAGGTCATTGAGGAAACTGAACAGGAAAAAGATGGACAGAAGATCGTAAAAGAAAAGATAGTCCGTAAGAAAGCTGGTTCTTTCTCTCAGTTCCCGGTAAAACTTGCCTGGGCAATCAGTATTCATAAATCACAGGGACAGACATTTGAAAAGATTAATATTGATCCTTGTTGTTGGGATCCTGGACAGTTCTATGTAGCTGTTTCTCGGGCGAAATCCGCTAATGGCATACATTTTATCAGACCGATAAAACAGAGCTATATAAAGGCGTTTAGCAAAGATAACGAGCGACTTCTTGAACAGAGTTTTGAGGTAGAAGAAGGTGTATAAGTATGAGAGTGACGCATGAGCAGATACCGAACACTATAAAGTTTTTACAAATCGACTTTCCGGAACTGGTCCTTCAAACTGCCGGAATAGAAGAAAAGGACGAATACTGGCAGCAGGTAGTTGAGCAGATACACGTTGTATCAGACAAATATAATAAAAACGGCTTTGTGGATCACATGCTTACAGCCTATGCGGATTATCTGGACAAGATGCATAAGAAAGCTAAAAATCTGAGCAAGGAGAAAAACCAATGAACAAAATGAAGGAGTATGAGCGAGGGAGAGAGGACGGTCTTGATCTGGCACTCAGAATCGTTAGAGATGGAGGTATAGAAGCGCTGGAGAGGGAAATAAAATTCCGAGGGATTACAGGAGTACATACCTCTTTAGCTAGTAAAGACCTGGATAAAGCTGCGCAGAAGATCAAAGAAATGACACGTGATACATTTACAATCCTTGGAATTGCCGTTTTGCATGATGATTTCGGATTTGGACAGAAGCGCTGCCAGAAATTCATGGACGGCATGGACAGGGGAGCTGATTATCTGATGGATGACATGGCAACCTGGGAGGATTATAGGAGATCAATCAAAGAGGAACTGAATCTTGATTTGAGATTCCGTATTAACGATTAGAGGTGAAATAAATAGGCATGGACAAAAGCGAATTTATCCGTTGTGCTGAATTGAGTAATTACGGAACAAGGAAGGAAGCAGAGGAATACGCAACAGCTAATCCAAAAGAAAATTATGATATCAATGATTTTATTGAATTATATCATAATAACCAGAAGGAGTATCGAAATGGATATCATAAAGGGTTGCATGAAGCTTATGGAGTAAATGGACGTACAACAGCTATGAGGAATGGAATAAAGGGTAATAGCAGCGGATCACAAGATTGGGGGGTAATGACCATGGGAAAATACAACACAGAGCGCAAACACAAAGAGGGACAGGAGATGTATAAAGCGGTATATCACTTTATCTTGAAATATTACCGTAAACACCACTATATGCCGTCTACAAGAAATATTGCAGATGGATTAGACATTTCAATGGCTACTGCCAGGAATTATATTAATTTTGCTTGATAATGGTTTGTTGGTAAGCGAGGATCCGACAGAGCAGAGGGCGTATAGATTGAGTTATTCAAAGGTAGAGACCGATTAATCATGTACCAACTGCACAATAGCGTGCCAGTTGCTTACATGGGGAAAGTGAGGAAAATGAAAAAGATATTAGACGCATGTTGCGGAAGCCGAATGTTTTGGTTTGATAAGGAGAATCCAGATGTACTGTTTGCAGACAATCGAGAGGTTCGTACAACGCTGTGTGACGGAAGAGAACTTTTAATAAAGCCTGATATAAACATGGATTTCAGAAATATGCCGTTTGATGACGAAACATTCAAAATTGTAGTTTTTGACCCACCACATTTGATTAATGCAGGAAGCAGTTCATGGCTTGCTAAAAAATACGGAATCCTTCCAAAAGATTGGAAACCATATTTGAAAGCCGGATTTGATGAATGCATGAGAGTGTTAGAAAATGATGGAATTTTAGTTTTTAAATGGAGCGATGAGCAACTTTTATTTTCAGAAGTATTGAAATGCTTTGGTACTAAACCGCTGTTAGGAGATAAACGTGGGAAGACCAGATGGGTGATTTTTATGAAGTAGGAGGATACAAAATGAGAAAGTACACAATAAATCTTCCAAGAGGACTGGAAGTAGATATTTTTAATTTACCAGAGGATTTCAAAGAACAGGTTGAAGAAACATTCAAAAAGTATACATCTGGAATAGCAAAAGCGTATATGTACGCTGACAAGTTAGGATTCATTGACCGTTGCGTAGAATGCCTGAACGGTAATGAGGATTCAGATAAGGTTGTAAATTCACTGGTTGAAGAAGCGATGATTGCCGAATGGAGAAATAATGGTGAAATTATTGAGGAAGATGATATATACAGTTTTGAATTTATGGAAGATTGCTACAAGAAAGGCAAGGAAGATGCAAAACTGAACTCTCATTTCGGAACTGACGATCATCACATTTACGATCAGATTCAGAAAGTTCTGGTGCAGGTAATTACAATTGTGATGAATTATGAAGATAAGGAGGACGCAAAATGTTAATCAGAAGTCAGGATAAAACAATAATAGTAAATATTGATAATGCTTTCAGTATTGCAATTCGAGACATTAATGGAGCGGCATTAATATATGTCGGAAGTCAAGGCAGTTGTTGCATTATCGCTGAATATTCCACCAAAACAAAAGTCATGAAAGTACTGGATATGATCCAGGAAGCCTATGCAGACGCAGAGTTGATTCCAATGACAGTGCCAAATATCGGAAAGATGTTCGCAGAAGCGTCAGCATCGAAAGAAAATGAACTTTTGGATGAAGCTATTGGAGAAGTGCTTATGAATAAAATGGTTTTTCAGATGCCAGCGGATTCTGAGGTGAAAGTATGAGTGATAAACATAAAATATACGATTACATAAAAAGGACAATAAATCCTTATGGAAGACCTTTTGAGGGAACAGCTTACGAGTTGGGACTTAAAATCATGGGTTATATCGAAAATATGGATGATGAGAAAGAAAATTGTTGGATTCCAGTAAAAGAGAGATTGCCGGAAGAACATGATTCTATATTTGCAAAATTCAAAGGAACGGATAACTGGAAAAGAGGAATGTTCGAAAAAACATCTAAATATGTGATTGCTACCGTCATGTTCGATGATGGGATAATGTTAGTAGAGCAGGCGCATACTACTGATGGAATTTGGAGAACGGATAAAAAATTTTTAGGTGGAACAGTAGTTGCATGGATGGACTATCCAGAACCATACAAGGAGGGCTGAATGGGATATTGTAAATTAGACTGCCCAGACGGTGAAACACAGTGCTGCATCTGCTGTACTAAGCAGGATTCTTGTCAGTGCAGATGTGATGATATGGACAGTTATGAATATGCGGAGGAGTGTGAAGATTATGAGGTTGATTGATTTAGTGGTAGCAATAGGTGCAGATGTTTATGAGGGCAGCGAGAAAATCCAGATATGCCATCCAGGGAGAAACTGGGAAGATTACGATGAATTTAATGCCGGTTCAAAATTTCTGAAACCATTTTATGATTTGAAGGTAAAATCTCTATCTGCAATAAATACAGATGTGTTCAGAGTTGATTTGGATTTTGACAAGAAAGAAGGCAAAACAGATGAGTAGACTGATTGATGCTGATGAATTAATCAAATACATCAAAATATGGGAGATTGGAACAAGTATTAGTTCTGATCAGAAAGAGTTCATTGATTGCATTAATAAACAGCCGACAGCTTTTGATGTGGACAAGGTTGTTGGTGAGTTGAAAAGAGATAAATTCATTGAATCGGAATGTATTTTATCTGATGTGCATCAAGGATACAATGCTGGACTGAGCAGGGCGATAGAAATTGTGAAAGGCGGTGGAGTAGATGGCAACTAAACCGATTTTATTCAACACCCAAATGGTTCGAGCAATTCTGGACGGAAGAAAAAGCTGTACCAGAAGAATTGTAAAACCGCAATGGGAAGAGTGCCCGAATTGCAAATATGTTCACAACGAATACATATATGATAACCTGGCAGAGAACGTATACTGTGCAAGATGTGGTTATCCGTTGGAGCCGGAAAGAAGATCGCCATATCAGCCGGAAGATATCCTGTATGTTCGTGAGACTTGGCACAGATATACAAAGCGGGTTGGAAAAGGTGAAGGGTGCCATCTGGAAGAACACTATGGATATAAGGCTAGCATTGCAAATTCTGAAGACGCAGAAGAGCCGTGGAAACCATCAATCCACATGCCGAAAAAAGCTGCTCGTATCTGGCTGAAGGTTACGAATGTGAGCGTGGATCGGTTACAGAATATCACAGAAGATGGCGCAAAAGCAGAGGGAGCAAATTGGAAGAATGGAAAAAACGTTGGTTGGGAAGAAAAAATGTGGCGTACAGCGATAGAAAGATTCGCTAAAATTTGGGATTCCACCATTAAGAAATCAGACCTTGATCGCTACGGCTGGAATGCGAACCCGTGGGTCTGGGTGATCGAGTTTGAGCGGTGCGAAAAACCGAAGGAGGTGTGATATGAGAGAAATTCTTTTCAAGGCAAAGAGCGTTTATGATGGAAAATGGGTTGAGGGATATTACCTAAGAGATCAATATCACATAGGGGGGAAGGACATTATTTTTTATCGGAAGGATTCAGATCTGTTTACAGTATATACCAATATAATTGATATAGAAACCCTCTGTCAGTTCACAGGTCTGACCGACAAGAACGGGAAGAAAATTTGGGAGAACGATATTGTTAATCATAACGGAGAATATGCCCCGGTAAAATTTGGAATGTATTGTTCGAGTTTTGATTACGGAAGCTATAATTTTGGATTTTATGTTGATTTTCCAGAAGAGACATTTTACAGAAAAGAACTTGGATATTGGCACAGAAAGATTGAAACTGCCGGAAACGTGTTTGACAACCCAGAATTATTACAGGAGGAATCAGATGAGTAAAGGCAAGGACATTTCAACCATGTTTACGAAAGAGGAAAATAAAAAAATGGAAGACTTGGGTATGGACTGGCTACAAGAGAAAAAGATACTATCATTAGTCTTTCACAATATGGAGCATTCTTGCAGAAAAGAGGTAAGAGAAGATGAGTAAGTCAGTATTAGTGATGGAAACACCAGAAGATTGTGAATCATGTGTTTTACACGGTGGAATATTCCATTCTTTTTGTAAAATAAATTGTAGATATATCGAAGACTTAAGCTCAAAGCCAGATTGGTGCCCGCTTATGGACTTGCCGAAAAAAGACAATGGAGATTATCCAGCCAATACGTCTGATGCTGGCTTTGCGGAGGGATGGAACCAGTGTATTGATGAGATTACAGGAGGAAATGCAGATGATTGATTTAAGAAATACATGTATCTTGGTTAAGATAAAAGAAGAAAACGAAATGATTCTCAAAGAAGCTGAGAAGCAGGGATTTTATTGGTATGGAAAAGACCATTGTGAGCCATTACGAACACAATATTTTCCGGACATTTTAAAATTTTATGAACATGATATAACTTATGCGGCAAGTGCCAGATCAGACTTTGCTTTCTGTGAGGCATCAGAACTTCTAGGGATAAAAGAAATGACAGTAAGAGAGTTTATTGAGCGGATTGCAAATACTGTACACAATTGTAGCGAATCTAAATGTTCAGAATGCGTATTGGACGAAACGAATACTAAGTGTAATAGGTACTTGTGTAATATACATAATTGGGAAAATAATATAGATGAACTTCTTAAAATTTTAAAATCAGGGAAATCCATAGTTTGTACACCAGAAGAGAAAGCAATTAGCATTCTTGAAAAATTTATCAAGAATCCAGACCGTACAGCAGTAAATTATGAATTTGTAGATGCGTTGAAACTGGCGGTGGAGAAATTGAAAGAGGTGAAATAGATGACTGATGAAATTTTTAATCTTATGGAATGTTTTTCCGGGAGCTATATAAACAGATTTGGAGAAATAATTCTTTCTGAAAAAGGAAATGTATATTTCACAGCAAAGAATTGTACCGATAAAGAAGATATTATCTGCAAGCTACTTGAATGGTGTTCAAGGCCAATGGCAAAAGGAGAGCCGTACAGTTCGCACAAAAGAAATAATGAATGGAGAGAACAACTGATATCAAGCCTTAACAGATATCTGGGTACAAACTTTGGCCAAGAGGATATGTACTGGATTTACGATCAACTTGGAAATGCTGTAAATCATAAACTGACATTAAGGTTCATTAGAAGTGATTTCAATATGGCAATTATATATCAAGAAGTAAAAGAGGCGAAGTAGATGGAGAGATTAACAATTGACGATATGATAAAAGCACTTAGATGTGTTGCCAGTCAAGATACAGAAGGCGACTGCTATAAGGATCACGAGAATTTTAAGCACATGAAAGACGATAAATATAAACGCATTGTCTGTGGAACTGGCGAGAACTTAAAAGATTGGATTAGTGGAAGGGATGCAGTTGGATGCCCATACCACCAGAAAACGTATGGGACTTGCTACGAAGATGGAGAATTGTATTGGTTGAAAGATGTCGCAGAGCTGTTAGAAGAACTGAAATCTTACAAAGGCTTAGAAGAACAGGGCTTGCTTGTGAGGCTGCCGTGTAAGGTTGGAGATACAATGTATGATATTGTAGGAAAACCTCTTAGAATCGTAGAACACAAAGTGGATGCTTTTCATATTGATAAAAAAGGCTTTCATTTACAAATTATTAACGGAGTTTTAGAAAAGAAGCAAGAAGCAAAGGTTTATTTTTCTCGTGAAGAAGCTAAAAAGAAGTTGGAGGAGATGAAGAAGAATGATTGATAGTTTAATAGCATTTACATTTGGAATAATATTCGGATCATTTGGCACTATTTTCTTGGTTGCACATTTTGGTGGCAAGCGTAAATAGCAATAAAAAGGCGGTGATGATATGCGAACCAGGCAAAAGTCACTTGTTGATTTTGGCGTATACCCGGAAGACATTAACCGTTTAAAGGATATATGCCAGAAAGCTACACCAGAGCAGAGACACGATATTTTGCACTGCTGCATAAGCTCTTGCCCTCCAGGGATTGAGCTCCTGGTGTATGAATCTATTGTAACAAACAAATCTTATGATCGTATCATGAAGACAAAGTATATACCGGCAAAGCGAGACGATTTCTATGCATACAAGCGCAAGGCAATGGCTATGTTTTATGATGCTCTAAGAAAACTAAGAGAAATATAATAATACAATTAATATTAAAATGTGGGGACAAATTTTTCTGCCATGTATGGTAATATAGTATATATCTATAGCTATGTACCATATGTGGCAGTTTTTTGTGAGGTGATAATGTGGCAAACTTAAAAGCAGTTATGAGAAAACTTCAAAAAGCTATATTATCTACTGGATTAATTATAAAAATTGGAACATCACAATTCTACAGCTATGAGCAGAAACGATTGATTACAGTAACGATTATATCAACACCTACACTCCATCTTACAAAAAGAGGAGAATGGAAAGATTGTGATTATGAAATATTACGAACTGCATCCCAGTATGATGTAGTCATGTGCTTAAAAGAGATATGGGAGGCGGTCAGAAAATGAGGATAGACAGAGGTGATTAGATGGACTTAACGCCTAAACAGAAAGCGTTTGCAGATGAATATATAAAGAATGGCGGAAATGCATCTGATGCCGCAAGAAAAGCTGGGTATAGCGAGAAAACAGCATATTCAATGGGACAACAGAACTTGAAAAAACTTAAGGTTTCTTCCTATATAGCTGCAAAACAGTCTCTCATCGAAAAACAAAAAGGTACTGATATCATGTCTCTGGCAGAAATTCAGCAACGCCGTTCCATGATCGCAAGAGGTGAGCTGACTGATTCATTCGGATTTGCTCCAGATTTCTCCGATCAGCTCAAATCTATGAATGATCTGGAAAAGACATTAAAAATTAAGCAAGAGCAGGAAGAAAAGAAAGCAGCGGAGGAAGCTGCCAGAAATGCAAAAGAGTATCACATGGATCTGTATAACATTCCTGATTGCTTTCATTGGGCCATTAGAGATATTCGAGACAAGAAACATCTGGAGTATGTGTTTAAGGGTGGACGCGGCTCCACGAAATCAACCACTGTTGGAATGACTATAGTAGAGTTGATGAAGAACAATCATGACATCCATGCTGTGGTTTGCCGTAAGGTTGGGAATACTATTAAGGATTCTGTGTATAACAAAATCAAATGGGCTATTGGAAAGCAGGAATTTACAGAAGAATTTGATTCCAAGTTATCACCTATGGAGATTACGCTGAAATCAACCGGACAAAAGATATACTTCCGTGGTGCTGATGACCCCGAAAAGATTAAATCTATCAACCCTGAGTTCGGATATATTGGCATTCTCTGGTTCGAAGAGTTAGACCAATTCGCAGGACCTGAGGAAATTCGTAAAATTGAGCAGTCTGCGATTCGTGGCGGTGACATTGCATGGATATTTAAGAGTTTCAATCCACCAAAAACGATGAATAACTGGGCTAATAAGTATATTCTCGAACCAAAAGAAAACAGAATAGTTCATTCATCAACTTACTTGGACGTGCCAAAAGGATGGCTAGGGCAGCCATTTATTGACGAAGCAGAACACCTTAAAGAAGTCAATCCAAATGCTTATGAGCATGAGTACATGGGAATTGCGAATGGAAACGGTGGAAACGTATTTGAATATCTGGAGATTAGAAACATTACAGACGAAGAGATCAGTCACATGGACCGTATTTTCCCTGGCGTAGATTATGGATGGTACCCGGATGCCTTCTGCTATCTCAGGACCTATTACGATTCTGCCAGAGAGAAAATATATCTGATCGACGAATTGTATGTAAATAAATGGAGCAACTCCAAGACCGCTGACTGGATCAAGAAAAAAGGCTATGATGATTATACGATGATATGTGATTCTGCGGAACCTAAATCCGTGAACGACTTCCGGGATGCCGGACTTCCTGCCAGAGGAGCAATCAAAGGGCCGGGAAGTATCGAGTATGGCTTTAAATTCTTACAGACAAAGACGCTTGTTATTGACCCGAAGCGAACACCGAACGCATATAAGGAAATCACAGAATATGAGTACGATCGGGACAAAGAGGGAAATGTAATAAGTGGTTATCCAGACGGAAATGATCATGCAATCTCGGCGCTTAGGTATGCTTACGAGCCACTGTTTAACAGAAGGGGGTATAGTGCGTAATAAGTAAAAAAGAATGGATAAAAGATGATTATATATTCCCATTTGATATTAACGGAAATTACTTGAAATCTGTGGGACATTTTAGAAGTTCAACACAAAAGCAACCGTTTTGTCAGAAACAATGTATTGAAAATACAACAATTAATATTGTAAATAACGTATCAATAGAAACGAAGACAACTACAGAGATGTTGGTTTTCTGGATTCCAGGCGAAATGTTAATGGAAAAAGAAGAAACTATTTCAGACAAGAAGATAAACCTGGAAGATTTTGGATTTAAAATCGGGTGACTAAATGGGACTTATAACAACGTTGAAAAGGTGGTTTAACATGATTTTCAAAAAACAAGCCGAAGAGGATTTTAACATCCAGGCAGCAGAATTTCCGGAGATGGAATCACTGATTAACCGGTGTGCAAACATCTATAGAGGCGCGCCGGAATGGTTGGACGATAATAATAATATTAAGACGATCAATTTTGCGAAATCTGTCTGCTCAGAGACAGCTAGGCTTGTAACACTGGCGATCGGCGTTCAGATAGACGGTTCTGCAAGGGCTACATGGCTTCAGGAACAGATTGACAAGGTATATTTCCAGATACGGCACTGGGTAGAATATGGATGTGCTTATGGAACGGTATTTATCAAGCCAAACGGCGAGAGCCTTGACGTATTCACTCCGGCAGATGTGATGATTGTAGATTATGACAATCAGGAAATAAAGGGGATTATATTCAAGGACTATTATACCGTTGGACGGAAATACTACACACGGCTTGAATATCATCGTTTTGTCGAGACTACAATAGATGGCGTGACAACCTATCCGTACTACGTTTCTAACAGAGCTTATGTGTCGAAATCCCCTCAGTCAATCGGCGATAAAATCGACCTTAAACAGACCAAATGGGCTGACCTCATGGCAGATACGCCGCCGATTCTCAAAGCAAATGGCGAGAAGCTGGACGGACCTCTGTACGGAGTTCTGCGGACTCCACAGGCGAACAATGTAGATATCAGTACACCATTTGGCTTACCGATATTTGCAGAAGCAATTGAAGAGTTGAAAGATCTGGACATTGCATACAGCCGTAATGCAAAAGAAATCCTTGATTCTAAGAGAACCGCTCTGGTAGATGACCGACTGCTGATGCCGAGCGGATCACCAGTATCCGCCATGACACCGCAGGCCATGGAGCACAGATGCAAAGAAATGAGCTTGCCGGATTATGTGAAAAATGTATTCGGACAGGATGAGAAAGAGTTTTACCAAGAAATCAACCCGATTCTAAACACTGATACCCGTATAAGCGGCATAAATGCTCTTTTAAGCCAGTTAGGGTACAAGATTGGGTTCTCTAACGGATACTTTGTTTTTAACGAATCTAGCGGAATTCAGACGGCTACTGGAGTAGAAGCAGAACAGCAGAGGACAGTCCAGTTTATCAAAGACGTGAGGGACAAACTGGAATCCTGTCTGGACGAAGTAATTTACGCGCTGAACGTTTACGCTGACCTGTACGGACTTGCACCTGTCGGAGCTTATGAAGTCAATTATGATTTCGGAGACATCCTCTATGTTAGAGAAAACGACCGTGCAAGGTGGTGGCAGTATGTAACTACTGGCAAGGTTCCGGCATGGTTGTATTTTGTAAAGTTTGAAGGAATGACTGAGGAAGAAGCGAAAGCAATGGTCAAAGAAGCCGAGCCAAAGGAACCAACACTATTCGGAGAGGAGTAAAAAGATGGCAGACAAGCCGGTAACAAGGGAAAAAAATACCTCGCATATCTGACAGGCGAAATTCCAAAGCCAATTACAAGAGAGTTTTAGTGAATTAAGTAAAAAAAGCGGAGAGGATTAAAACTCCTCTCCACTTTGCAATAACATTATTAACAGCCAGAATCTTCTCGCTTGGATACAGCAAATGTCCTTACTGTATTTACGCCAGGGACATTGCCATCATCAATGCACTTAGCCATGTGAAGCATAGATATAATTTGTGATGAAGACGGATGTTCTTTACCACAGTTTGGGCAAATTACCTTTTCCGTGTTAATTTGCTCGTTTACGTAATAGTTGCAATTACAAGTGCAATAAATTTTCAGTTTTAAAAACATTTTGCGACACCTCCTTAATAGGTTGATTGTAGCATATTTTTAAAACATGTACCACAACATTTATCGAAAGAGGTGATATATTATACTTAGTCCTGAATATTTACGACAAATTACAGAGGGCAGTGAACAAATTGCTGAAGAATTGCACCAGTATATCATCTCTGAGATCGTATCACGGATGATGGCAAGAATCGGCAGGGGCGAGGACTATATTCTGACCAATGCTGATGCGTGGAGAATCAGAACGTTACAGGAATCCGGTGAACTGTTAGAAGACATTCTGGCAGAACTATCCAGATACACCAAACGTGAGCAACAAGAGCTTCTTGAAGCGTTTGAAGATGCCGGAATCACTGCAATGGAGTATGATGATAAGGTATATAAGGCGGCAGGATTAAGTCCTGTGCCGCTTGAACAGTCACCAACAATGATAAGACTCATGGAACGAAATATGCTTGCGACCATGGGCGAGTGGAAGAACTTCACACGGACAACCGCAAGTGCCGCTCAGAGGCTATATATCGAACAATGCGACCTTGCATATAACCATGTGATGACTGGTGCAGTTGGGTATACGCAAGCCATTAAAGAGGCAGTTAACAACGTTGTGAGTGATGGTGTTACCGTCACATATCCATCTGGTAGAAAAGACACGATTGAAACAGCGGTTGCACGTTCTGTCAGAACTGGTGTGGCACAGGCTACGGGGGATATATCCCTGAAGCGCATGGAAGAAATGGACTGGGATTTAGTTCTGGTTAGTGCTCACATTGGAGCCAGAACGGGTGACGGCGGTCAGAATCCGGGAAACCACTCATGGTGGCAAGGAAAGATATACTCTCGTTCTGGCAAGAGTAAGAAATTTCCGCCATTCTCATTGACCGGATACGGGACAGCAAGCGGACTGTCAGGGGTCAACTGTCGGCATAGCTTCGGAGCCAGTGACGGAGAATTTAACCCTTATGCAGAACTATCGACACAGGATAAAGCTGACAAAGGTAAACAGTACGAAAAGGAACAGCGACAGCGTACTTATGAGCGGAGAATCCGCAAAACGAAGAGAGAGGTTCTTGGGCTGCAGGCAGGAGTCGACAATGCACCGAATGAAAAGGCAAAATTCGCATTACAGCAAGACCTTGACCGGAAGTCTTATCTTTTACAGAAACAAAATGCTGCATATAAAGATTATTGCAAACGGAATGGCCTGAGGGAACTACAAGACCGACTTATGATCGCTAAGTGGAACCGCCAGAACGCCGCTAAAGCCAGAGGAGCGGCAAGACGATATAAGACAGCAAAGGGGATTGACTGATGGATAGATGGGAATATTTCAATCCGAATCCTGTTAAGGATAAGAGAACAGGAGATTGCGTTGTCCGGGCAATATGCAAAGCAACCGGGCAGGACTGGGAAACGGTGTTTGCCGGGCTAATGGTGCAAGCGTGTTCTCTGTCAGATATGCCAAGTGCAAATTATGTCTGGGGAGCGTATCTCTATAAACGTGGATACCGGCGCAAACTGATAGAACAGTCAGAACGATATATCTATACAGTCAATGACTTTTGTACAGACCATCCGACAGGCACATACATCCTCTGCATAGATGGTCATGCGGTAACGGTACAGAATGGCAAATATTTCGATACATGGAATAGCGGTAATGAGATCCCGGTATATTACTGGGAAAAGGAGTAGCTAAATGAACATATCAGAATTCATACAGATTTTTCTCTCTATCTGCGGAGGAGTGTCTATTGTTGGAGGGGCAGCGGCTGTAATCTTTAAATGGATTACACCAGCATTCCGACTTAATAAGCGAGTAGAGACACTGGAAGAACATGATAAGCGAGATTACGAGAGTCTTCAGAGGATCGCGGAGCGTGATTCATTGATTCTGGAAGTACTATCAACCATGTTGGATAGTCAGATCAGTGGGAATAATGTTGAGGAATTAAAAAAAACAAAACAGAAGCTCACGGAGTATCTTGCGCAGAATCAGCGTTAGCATTAGTAAGGGGTATGCTCATGAAATTATATGTGTTCACGAAAAAAGATATAGACAGGTTCTTGATAGAGTGTAATTTCACACCAGACGAAGAAAGACTGTTCCGGTTGAGATGCCAGGAGCGCACTCTTGAATACTGCGCTGAACAGATGAACGTGAGTATATCAACAGCAAAGCGGTTAAGCCGGAGGGTAAATAATAAAATAATCAAAGTGTGCTGATACTTTTTGGATACTAATTAGAGCCAGAAACGACCTGTTTCCGGTTCTTTTTTTATGCAAAAATATAATCAGAAAGGCGGTGTATAAGATGGCATTATATAACAATCCTTATCAATATAGCTTTGGCGTTCCTGGGCAGATGAACCAGTTCCAGCAACAGCCTGTCCAGATGCCAGCTCAACCAGTACAACAGCAGCAGAACAATAATGGTATCCTGTGGGTATCCGGCGAAGTCGGCGCAAAATCCTATCTGGTAGCACCCGGGACAAGTGTTTTACTGATGGATTCAGAATCAGAGAAATTTTATATAAAATCCACAGACGTATCCGGCATGCCGCAGCCACTGCGAACGTTTGAATACAACGAGGTAGGCTCTCAGATGCCGCCTAAACAGACTGTTCAGAACATGGACAGTAAATACGTCACCAGACAGGAATACGACGATTTAAAGGGCAAATACGAAGCTATCATAAACCGATTAAATTCTTTTTCTGAACCTGTTAGGGCTAATACCGTGCAGGAATCAGCAAACAAGGGAGGAAATGCAGATGAGTAATCCATTATTTAACACACTTGGCGGTGGGATGCCACAGGGAAACGGACCAATGCAGATGATACAGCAGTTTATGCAGTTTAAGCAGAATTTTAAGGGAAATCCGAAAGCAGAAGTTGAAAAGATGTTACAGTCTGGAAAGATTTCCCAACAGCAGCTTAATCAGGTCCAGCAGATGGCAGGTCAGTTTCAAAACCTGCTGAAGAATATGAGATAGTACATTACAATCTGGCCAGATTGATGTAAATACACAAAAAGGAGATTATATTATGGATGGAAATTATAGCTTAGCAGATATTGCTGCTGCTACTGGAAACGGTAGAAATAATGACGGCATGTTTGGTGGAGATGGCAGCTGGTGGATTATTGTTTTATTCATTTTTGCTTTCTTCGGATGGGGAAACAACGGCTGGGGCAATAATGGAAACGGTGGCGGATACGTAGCCACAGCAGCTACTCAGGCGGATATTCAGAGAGGATTCGACAATTCCGCTGTGATCAGTAAGCTTGACGGAATCAATAGCGGTCTGTGTGATGGCTTCTATGCCATGAATAACGGTATGCTTACCGGATTTAACGGAATCAACACAAACATCATGCAGACTGGTTTCGGTATTCAGCAGGCTATTAATGCTGACACTGTAGCTAATATGCAGAATACCAATGCACTCCAGGCACAGCTTGCAAACTGCTGCTGTGAAACCAGAGAAGCAATTCAGGGCGTAAACTACAATATGGCGCAGAACACCTGTGCATTACAGAACACCATGAACAGCAACACAAGAGATATCATTGACAGCCAGAACGCTGGGACAAGAGCCATTCTCGACTATCTTTGCAATGAAAAGATTTCTAACCTGCAGGCTGAAAATAACGACCTCAGACGTGCTGCTTCTCAGGATCGCCAGAGTGCACTTCTCACAACTGCAATGGCTTCACAGACACAGCAGCTCATTAATGCGATTAATCCGGCACCGATTCCGGCATATCAGGTTCCTAATCCGAACACATTTTACGGATGCGGATGCAACACTGGATGTAATTGCTGATAACTTCATATCGAGAGTATCTTTCGATTGATTCGGATGTCGGCTTATGCCGTATTACACAGAGGGCAGGCTGAGACCTGTCCTTTTGTGATATGAAAGGGGTAAAAATTATGGCAGAATTTACAAATGTAGCTGCTCAGACTGTAGCAGCAAATGGAAACGTAGTATTTTCAAACACAGCAGTCAAAGGTTCTAACTGTATTCAGCACAGAGAGGGAAGTGGAATTATAACTCTAAGAGGACTGACTAATCAGTGCAAAGCGAGATTCTTTGTGGATTTTTCTGGTAATATCGCAATTCCAACAGGCGGTACTGTTGAAGCTATTTCTCTGGCTATTGCAATCTCTGGCGAACCGGTTCTTTCTTCTCAGATGATTTCCACACCGGCAGCAGTAGACCAGTATAACAATGTGTCCTCTGGCATCTATATTGATGTACCTCGCGGATGTTGCGTTAATATCGCAGTAGAGAATACAAGCGATCAGGCAATTTCTGTTGCGAACGCAAATATTGTCGTGACCAGAGAAGCATAGGAGGTGTGATTATGAGAGACATTAAAGACTTATGTGCAAGAATTGAAGACGAACTGTCCAAAATCGCTGACAGTGGGTTGACTACTGGAAATCTGGAAATGACATACAAGCTGATTGATATGTACAAAGATATAAAGAACACACAGTACTGGGACAAGAAAGTGGAGTATTACAACACTGTCCTTGATGAGATGCGTAGCGGATACAATGACGATTACAGCGAGCGTGGAAGAAAACATGACAGCATGGGGAGATACAGCTCAAGTGACGGCAGAATGATGCCAGATTACGACCGGGGCAATTCTTATGCCAGACGTGGTGAACATTATGTCAGAGAGCATTACAGCCGCTCTGATGGGCGAGACACTTACGATGACTACATGACACAGAAGCAGAGCTATCGCTCCGGGAAGTCTGAAGACTGCAAAAGAAAAATGCTTGCTGCACTGGAAGAACACATGGATGAGCTTACCACGGAATTGAGCGATATATCCAAGGACGCAGAATGTCGAGAAGAACGTGATCTTGTTAAAAGATACGTCGAAAAACTTAGAAGTATGCTTTGATTCTTGCAAATGTGGGGACAACTTTTTTGAAAGAATATGATACTATAGTCTTACAAGGCATGGTGAACCTTGTAGGACTTGCTGATTAGAAGTTTTTGCTTTCTTTTTCGTTTCATGTCCTCCTTTCTTTGTGAATATGTCCTTAATAGAAACAGATTTGAGCGGAATCTGGAGGTTGAAAAGCGGGTGCAATTTCCGACATATTCATTAGTCAGCTTGACTGACTGGTAACACCTCCTTATAAATGAATCAACATTTCCGTGAAAGTCGGATAGTGGTAAGCATAACACGTTAAACACCTTGCTAACCCGGGAATCCGGGTTATGTGGAATGTACGCTAGTGGAAAACTGACAGAGTCGCGCTCTGGTCTCCGGTTCGATTCCGGGCGTTCCGCTTTGATTCGGTTAAAATTATGCTGTTTGCTTGCAGGCAGTCTATGATTTGGCTGAATTTATCTCATGAGAAAAGGTTATTGCTTATCCTGCTATCTGGTGTCCGGACCGAAAAGCATAATGGAATGTAGCTCAGCTGGAAAGAGCGGAGAGCGCATAGCTCTTGACGTCGCAGGTTCGAATCCTGCCATTCCGATTATAGGTTTATCCTTATCCTGTGGACTGGAATTTAATCCAAATAGTCCCGAAAAGGTGTCTTCTGGGAAAGCGGCAACGATTGGCGGTGTTGCGGCGGTCTGTAAAACCGTTCCCTCGTGGTAAACATTATAGGTTCAATTCCTATCTTTCCCATTACCTTGCCAGTGGTCTAACTGGCTTAATCCATTTACCTGCGGCGGCAGGTCAATAAACACGACCAGGAGGATATATATGCAGAAACTTATTGACACATTAAAATCATTTGGAATTGAAATCCCGGAGGATAAACAGGCAGATGTGAAAAAGGCACTTTCTGAGAATTACAAGAATGCAAAAGAAGTTGCAAAAACTCTGTCAAAAGTTGAGGGAGAACGAGATAACTGGAAAGAACGTGCTGAGACAGCAGAAGAAACCTTAAAAGGCTTTGACGGTATCGACCCGGCGAACATTCAGACAGAGCTTGCTGAATGGAAGAAAAAAGCCGAGGATGCAGAGAAAGAATTCAATGCAAAAATCTACGACCGTGATTTCTCAGACGCTCTGAAAGCGGCACTCGACGATGTTAAGTTTTCCAGCGAAGCAGCTAAGAAATCAGTCATGGCAGACATTAAAGAAGCCGGATTGAAACTGAAAAACGGTAAAATCCTTGGGCTGAATGATCTGATTGAGCAGATGAAACAGTCTGACGCATCCGCTTTCGTGGATGAATCTCAGCAGCAGGCTCAGCAGAACCAGGCAAGATTTACAACACATGTTGGGCAGCAGCAGACACCAGGAAGCATGACAAAGAAGGATATTGAAGCAATCAAAGACCCATCCGAAAGGCAGGCGGCGATCGCCCAGAACATCCAGTTATTCCAGTGATTTTTACACCGACTATACGCTAGAGTATAGCCGCTAACCCAATACCTTAATAATTATGGGTAGAAAGGATTTTTTATATGGCAGCAAAAGCTAATCTTATTATGACAAATGATATTCAGGTAAGGGCGCGTGAGATTGACTTCGTCACCAGATTCGAAAAAAACTGGGAACACTTGCGCGAGATTCTTGGCATCATGCGTCCAATCAAAAAGACACCCGGAGCGGTTCTTAAATCAAAATATGCAGAAGGCACATTACAGGATGGAAATGTTAAAGAGGGCGAGGAAATCCCTTACAGCAAATTCACTGTAAAAGAAAAGCCTTATGCAGAAATGAGTATTGAGAAATACGCAAAGGCTGTATCTATCGAAGCAATCAAGGATCACGGTTATGAGAACGCTGTTCAGATGACTGATGATGAATTCCTTTTCCAGCTTCAGACCAATGTTACTGAAAGATTTTATAACTATCTGAAAACAGGTACTCTCTCATTCACGGAAACTACTTTCCAGATGGCTCTGGCAATGGCCAAGGGCCGTGTAGAAAACAAATTTAAGCAGATGCACAGAAATGTGACTGGCGTTGTTGGATTTGTCAACATTCTGGATGTGTACGAATATATCGGCGCAGCTGATATCACTATTCAGAACCAGTTCGGTTTCCAGTATATGAAAGATTTCCTGGGATTTAACACAATCTTCCTGTTATCCGACAGTGAGATCCCAAGAGGAACAGTTATTGCTACACCTGTGGAGAACATCGTTCTTTACTATGTTGACCCGAATGAATCTGACTTTGCGAGAGCAGGTCTTGTATACACTGTATCCGGTGAAACAAATCTGATCGGATTTCATACGCAGGGCAACTACCACACAGCAGTGTCTGAAGCATTTGCGATCATGGGGCTTACCCTCTTTGCAGAGTATATTGACGCTATTGCTGTCGGAACTATCAATGCAACTCAGACACTTGGAACTCTGACTGTAAATTCTGCGGCAGGAAGTAAGAGCGGAGATACTAAAGTGACTGTTACTCCGACAAAAGCAAGCGCAGGAAATGCATATAAGTACAAAGTTGCATCTTCTGAGACTACTGTAGATTATGGCCAGAATGTGAAGAACTGGACTGCGTGGGATGGAGAAGCTGACATTACCGCAGCAACAGGGCAGATGATCACAGTGGTTGAGTGTGACAGTACCTATAAGGCGTTGAGTGCCGGACATGCGACTGTAACAGCAAAATGATGATCGTGGGAGGTAACTGGCATGGCTTATGCAGATTATAAATTCTATACAGAATCATTCGGCAATGTCGTGCCAGAAGCCGACTTTCCACGACTGGCAGAAAGAGCTAGTGATTTTGTGGACACAATGACATTTGACAGGCTGGTGGACGGGCTGCCAACAAACGAACACTCTCAGAAGCGTATCAAAAAGGCGGTCTGTTCATTGGCTGAATTAATGTATCAGATTGAGCTTGCTGAAAAGAATGCTATCAATCAGGCATCGGCAAATGTAACCGACATAAATGTCGGGAACATCTCAACAGGCATTGTAACATCTGTATCTTCTGGCAGTGAATCCATCTCTTACGCAACACCTCAACAGATTGGGGCGAGTGCAAAAGAATGGAGCGCGGTATATGCCGCCGTCGGAGATGTACAGAAAACGAACGACTTACTCTTAAAGACAGCTTTACCGCTTCTGATGGGAGTAAGGACGGATGATGGAATACCAATATTGTATGCGGGAGTGTGAGTATGAAATATGTACGAATAAAACCGACTATAATTGAAGCTATTCAGTGTTTTGCCACTCCTAAAAGGTATAGCTCAAATTGAAAAATTTGTTGGCAATTCGGTAAAAATTAATAACAAATTTAACCCACCTAACATTGAGATTTCCGCATATCCTGCTCCATTTAGAGATGGCGAAATGGCTGATTCGGTACTCGTAGAGCCTGGGGATTACGTCTTGTGTGATGAAGAAGGATATTTCGATACAATGACAAAGGATGAGTTTGAAGAAGAATTTAAGGAGGTATCTGAATAATGGACATTTCAACATTAGGCTCATGTATCGCAATCGTTATGATTTGCTACATCGTAGGAATGGGCTGTAAAGCATCAAAAAGAATCTCTGATGAATGGATTCCAGTAATCATGGCGGTTATTGGTGGGATTCTTGGAGCTGTCGGAATGGGAGTTATCCCGGATTTCCCGGCATCGGACTATATCACGGCGGTTGCAGTCGGTATGTTTAACGGATTGTCGGCTACTGGTGTGAATCAGGTTATTAAGCAGACAGTGCAGAAAGAATAATTAAGGAGAGGGTATCATGTATAGCAAAACTGTGACGATTTTTGATTATTATGAATCAGCCACGACAGGAGATGTGTACTGGTATCCTCATGTTTTATCCGGCGTTGACCTCATTACGGACAAAGGAGCAATCCTTAAGAAGTACGGACCAGACGCAACAGACAACGCACAGTTACACGTACGCTATACCGCCCAGAATGGCGATATAACCATTACTGATAAAGACAGCAAGATTCTTCCATGGATGCCACCTAAAGAGTGGAAACAGCAGATTAACAACGCTCTGGAGGACACTATTACATTCTCGGATGAATCATTCTTCTGGGAGGGTGAGTGGATTGGCGGAACGGTAACCGATAGCGATTATCGGAATGGATTCTATCAGTACATGAATGAGAACAGAGATAACGTGTTTAAGATTACCAGTGTTGGCGGTCCGTATACGCTGATTCCACATTTTGAGATTCTGGGTAAGTAATATGAGTAAGATTCATCATTTCAAAGGATTCTCCATAGTCGATGGAGATATGAAAATCAAGCTGAATATGGACAGGTTTTCCAGACAGTATCAAGAAGCCCAGTATCTCCTTGACGGAATGGTTATGGACAGCATGGTTCCATTTATGCCAATGATTACCGGAAATTTTATCAATCGGACAAGAGTTGAGAGTACATCTTTGCAAGGAACTGGGAAAGTATGCGCGGCGGCGGCTCCTTATGGGCGTTTTCTGTACGAGGGGAAAGGAATGGTTGATGAAGCAACTGGAAGTCCCTACGCAAGACGTGGAGCAAAGAAAGTTCTTGTTAGTCAGTTTTCTGGTCAGACAGCCGCAAAGGAAAATCTTGAATACACCAAACAAATTCACCCACAGGCACAAGCAAAGTGGTTCGATGCCGCTAAACGACAATACGGTAGCACATGGATTCGCAAAGTAAAAGCACAGGCAGGAGGTGGCAGACATGGCGGATAAACCTATCGGAAAAGATGCAACCGGATACGAGATTCTGACAGATGCCATGAAAGCACTTCTGAACCAGTATCCGGGACTATATGAAAATGAAACAATCAAGTTTGAGGAACTTGGCAAGGAGTCCGGAATTGCGTTCTCGGCAGACAACGGGGCGCTGATCTATTCAGAAAAAGAAGATGTTTGCGGAACGATGCATCAGGTATGTCAGTACCCATTTTACGTGGTATATCGTACAGCATCTGACAAAGAAAGGCAGAAACTATCTGTTCAGAAGTTCCTTGACAATCTCGGTAAATGGATATGCCGGGAACCAGTTATTATAAATGGCTCTGAGACGCGTTTAAATGTGTTTCCAGAGCTTTCACAGGGGCGAGTGATAAAACGTATCACACGTGACAACTCCTATGGTTTAGAACCGCAGGAGAACGGCGTACAGGACTGGTTGCTTCCAATCACAGTAAAATACGAATATGACTGGGAAAAATGGTGATTACACCACTTAAATATAACAACTAACCGGCTATCAATTGGAGATAGTCGCTAACCTACACAGCCTTTAAGAGTTATAGGCAGAAAGGACATTTCTATGGCAGTTACAGGCAAAATTGACCGTAAATACATGGCTCATTATATTGACGCAGGTTCCCTCTGTGGAGGACTGACGCCGAAATATGAGCGTCTTGGAAAGGACCTGGAAGAGTATAACGTAGAACTCAATCCAGATACTGAAACATCTAAAAACATTCTTGGAGAATCCACATTTAAACACAACGGCTATGAAGTTTCTTCTGACGCTGATCCGTTCTATGCAGACACTACTTCTGATCTGTTTACAGCATTGCAGAAGATTGTAGATGGACGTCTCAAAGACGACAACCTCAAAACAAAAGCAGTTGAAGTTCATCTCTGGACAGAAGCCACGGCAGGCAAGTATGAAGCATACCAGCAGGACTGCTACGTTGTACCGACTTCCTATGGCGGCGATACATCCGGCTATCAGATTCCGTTTACTGTGAACTACGTTGGTGAGCGTGTAAAAGGAAAATTTGATATCAGTTCCGGTACATTCACAGCCGACAGTGAATAAACACATATACAAGGAGGACATGCTAAATGGCAAAAATAATTAACACCAAAATTGATGATGGAATTCTCATTTTTACATTCACAAATAACAAAGACGAAGTTTTTTCTTCTTTCAAACTGAATCCGACCGATATCAATGTAGCAGCACGTGCAGAGGAGCTGACAGAATATTTTGAACAATTCAAAGATTCTATTCAGAAAGTTACTTCCGGAAAAGAAATGGCAGAGTTAAATAAACAGCTCGAAGATAAGATCAACTATCTGCTTGGCTACGAAGCATCAAAAGACCTGTTTAAAGAACCAATTACCGCAACAACTGTATTCGGTAATGGCCAGGTATTTGCTTATATCGTTCTGGACAAGATCGCAGAAGCAATCGCACCGGAAATTGAAAAGAGAAAAAAGAAAATGCAGGCAGCAGTTAACAAGTATACGGAGAAATATGAAAAATGACCGCCTATGAGCTTCCCACCTCACTGAACATAAGTGGGGTGGATTTTTCTATCAGAACGGATTTTCGAGCAATCATTGATATTCTCATTGCGCAGAATGATCCAGAGTTAGACGAACAGGCAAAAGCAGTTGTTATGTTGCAGATTCTGTTCGAGGATTGGCAAAGCATACCCTCAGAACATCTTGTAGAAGCTTGTCGGAAAGCTTGCGAGTTTATTGACTGTGGTCAAGTTGACGATAGTCCGAATAAACCCAAACCTCGCTTGATGGACTGGAAACAAGACGGAGATATGATCGTTCCGGCTGTAAACAAGGTTGCTGGTAAAGAAATCAGAGCCGTTCCATACATGCACTGGTGGACGTTCTTTGGATACTTTATGGAATCCGGTGAATGCCTTTTTAATACAGTGGTTGGGATCCGTTCTAAAAAGGCGAAGGGCGAAAAGCTCGATAAATGGGAAAAGAAATTCTATCAAGAGAACAAGAACATTATTGATATAAAAACACGTCTCAGCGATGAGGAGCAAGCTTATAAAGATAAGCTGAATGAGATGTTGAACCTCAAATAGTTAGGAGGTGGACACATGGCTGCTGATGGCTCAATTATTATTGATACCAAGTTTGATACATCTGGAATTGATAATGGAGTATCAAGGATTAAACAGTCATTTAACAGCCTTGGTAGTGCTGTAAAAAAAATCGGTCTACTGATTGGTGGGACTTTTGCAGTTGGTAAGTTAGTACAGTTTGGAAAAGAGTGCGTTGCCCTTGGTTCCGACCTCGCAGAAGTTCAGAATGTGGTCGATGTTACATTTACCACCATGTCGGATAAGGTCAATGAATTTGCAAAGAATTCAATGGTCTCAGCCGGACTGTCAGAGACAATGGCAAAAAGGTATGTTGGTACGTTCGGAGCAATGTCTAAGTCATTCGGATTCTCAGAGGCACAGGCTTATGATATGTCAACGGCTCTGACACAGCTTACTGGTGACGTAGCATCATTTTACAATATCAGTCAAGACTTGGCTTATATCAAGCTAAAATCAGTGTTTACGGGCGAAACAGAAACGCTCAAGGACCTCGGCGTGGTAATGACCCAGTCGGCACTTGACCAATACGCACTTGCAAACGGCTATGGCAAAACCACATCTGCCATGACCGAACAGGAGAAAGTTGCTCTCCGATTGGCTTTTGTGCAGAAACAGTTATCAGCCGCATCTGGAGACTTCATTCGTACTTCTGACAGCTGGGCGAACCAGGTGCGAGTGATGCAGTTGCAGTTGCAGTCCCTCAAGGCAACAGTCGGACAAGGGCTGATTAATATTTTTACACCTGTTCTGAAAGTAATCAATATTCTTCTCGGCAAACTGGCGACTCTGGCAAACGCATTTAAGTCATTCACGGAGCTTATTACTGGCAAGAAATCATCAGGTCAGACAGGTGGAAGCGGCGCAGGGCTTGCCGGAACAGATACAGTTGCAGATACGGCAGATCAGTATGGACAGGCAGCCGATAATGCAGAGAAACTGGCAGATGCCACAAACGATAATGCTAAGGCAACGAAAAAGGCAAATAAAGAAACAAAAAATTATCTTTCTTCATTGGACGAAATACACAAAGCTACCTCTACAGATAGTAGCTCTTCCATACCATCTTCATCTGGCGGGAGTGGTGGAGCGTCTGGAGGATTATCTGGTGCAGTAAGCAATGTGGATTACGGAAAACTTGCAGAAGGCGAAACGACTATTAAAAAAATGTCCAAGCCGCTTGATTCCATAATAAAGAAGTTTAAAAAATTAGCCAAATTGCTATCAAAAGGATTCTGGGATGGACTAGGCGATTACAAACCGATTTTTGATGATATTAAGGAAAATATTAACTCTATCGGGAAATCCTTGCAGAATATATTTACTGATCCAGAAGTAATTGGAGCGGCAAGTGATTTTTTAGATACATTTGCCTATTCCATTGGAAGAGTATCTGGATCTTTTTCGAGGATTGGAATAACAATTGCTCAAAATCTTATTGGAGGAATAGAAAAATTTCTAAAGCAAAACACCAGTAGAATAAAAACATATTTAATTGATATGTTTGATATTGGATCTGAGGTTGCTCAAATTGAAGGAAATTTTTCATCCGCTCTAGCAGAGGTATTTTCTGCATTTGGTGGAGAAATTGCGCAGCAGATAACAGCCAATATCATAGGGATATTCTCAAATATCTCAATGACTGCTATGGGATTATGTGCAAGACTTGGAAGAGATATGCTGAATATGATCGCACAGCCGTTCATTGATAATAAGGATATATTAAAAAGCGCAGTCGAAGGAACACTTGGGGTTATCGAAACAATAACCGATGGATTATCGACAGTTATTCAAAATCTTTCCGATTTAGTGACCGCATTATACGATGAGCATTTAAAACCTTTTTTTGATTCAATAGCTAATGGACTTTCAACCATTTTTGGAACTTTAATAGATGGATATAACACATATATTCTTCCAGTTATGCAAGGTTTAGCTTCTAAGATAAAAGAGCTTATGGATGGGGAATTGGGAGAAATGTTTGTAAAAGTCCAAACTTTTCTCGGCAAATTAATAGATATCTTAAAAGAGCTTTGGGAAAATATTTTAGTTCCAATAATTAGCTGGATTGTATCAAATGCAATTCCAGTAATAGCAGACGTTGCAAATGTAATTGGCGACACTGTTATAGAGGCAATAAAATCCGTTATTAAAATTATTGGAGATGTATTAGATGTCCTGAGCGGAGTTATTGATTTTCTGAAAGGAGTTTTTACAGGCGATTGGGAACTAGCATGGAACGGAATCAAAGAAACTGCAAGAGGTACATGGAACCTTATAAAAGATATTATATCTGGAGCCTGGGAAGCTATTAATGGAATAGTAAAAACCGCATTAACAATAATAAAAAGTATCATTTCTCTTTCTTGGAACGCAATAAAAACAGTTACTGTTACAGTATGGAATGTTATAAAAACATGGCTGTCTAATACATGGGAAGCAATAAAAACTACAGTTTCGACAGTATTTGACGGAATAAAGTCTAAAATTACAAGAATTTGGGATTCCGTGTCAGAAAAAACGTCATCTATATGGGGAAAAATAAAAACGTTTGTTGACGGAAAAGTAAGTGCTATTCATGATGCAATCGTGGGTAAATTTACAAGTGCCAGAGATACGGTCAGAAGGGCGTTTGAGGGTATACGTGATACCATCAAAGATATATTAAACAAGGTGATCGGAATTGCAAACAGCGCTATTGGAACTGTAAACAGTGTAATTGGCGGCATTGAATCAGCATTTACATTTGGACCGTGGAAGGTTCCAACTCCTTTTGGTTCGAGGACAATTGGATTTACAGCTAATTTCCCAAGAGTTCCTACAATTCCATATCTTGCAAAAGGTGCCGTTATCCCGCCAAGATCAGAGTTCCTTGCAGTGCTTGGAGATCAGAAGAATGGTCGCAACCTGGAAGCACCAGAAGAATTGTTAAGGCAGATTGTAAGGGAAGAAACTGGAGGACAGCAGTCTGGCGGAAGCTATAGATTTACCGCACAGCTCAACAGACGAACCATATTTGATGAGATGATTGACGAAGCAAAGTTAAGACGTGATGCAAGCGGTACAAATCCGTTTGAATTGGCATAGGGGGGGTGAGAATGTGGCATTTTCAATAAGCAAATCAATAACTGATAGATATAAAATAAATGGACTTCTCATCCCTCAGCCAGATAAGGATATGCAGTGTAAATTCGAAACTACATATTCAGAAGGAAGTAACCGCACACAGTATGGAAGAGCAATAATAGTACCACTTTATACAGTTATGCAATATAGCTATAAAGCCACAAATGTTCGCGTTGATGAGAAATCAACTAATCTCGTAAACGCAATCATTAAAGGAGAACCATTTATGTTGTATCACTGGTTAGCGCACAAAAACGAATGGCGTTCAGAACAGTTTTATGTTGGGAAAATGCAATATAATATAGCTCAAGTAGGAGAATATTATTCTGAAATATCATTCAATATGCAGGGGGTGAATCCACTTGATTAATGCATCTAAAGCATTTAAAAATGCACTTGCAGAAGGCAAAATACTATATGAAATAGTGGATATCACCTTCGCCGATGGGAGAAAAAAGACCTTAGATAGTGAAATTCTGGTAGGCGGAGGAGACTTTACGGATTGCGCAGAAAGCAGCAGCTTTCCGATTGGAGCTACAGTATGTAAGTCTATGACTCTGAGTATAGATAACACAGAGGATCAATGGAAGGATTATTATTTTTATAAAGCAAAATTAACTGCTTATTTGAAAATGAAAATATATGATACTGTAGAGACTATTAAAAAAGGAACCTACACCATTACAACTCCGGAACAGTACGGTGAAGTACTTGAATTTACTGCTCTGGATGATATGTATAAAGCGAATGCATCTTATACAAGCAATCTGGTGCTTCCACAGTCGGCTTTTACGTTGCTTCGGGATGCTTGCGCAACGGTTGGAATCTCTATGGGCTTTTCATCCATGGAACATGGGAGCATGGTGATCAACAGCATTCCGGACGGAATTACTTTCCGGCAGCTGATCGGCTGGATAGCTATGTTAGATTCAGCAAATGCGAGAGTGGATGTAAATGGTAATTTACAGTTAATTAAATGGGATTTTAATTTTGTATCAGTAGACTACGGAGCGACAGTTGGGGCTGATGGATATCTTGTGTTTGGAGAAGGATCAAGCGCAGATTCCAACGGATTCATTTCTCCAAGCGCCGGAAACTGGTACTTAGATAGTGACGGGTATCTCACATTAAAAGAAGGAGTTGGAAATCCTACCAGATTAAGAGATTATCTTTCTTCGCCAACTCTCTCAAGCGATGATATCGTAATAACCGGAATCAAGGTAAAAAATACGGAATCAGATGCCATGTATGGAAAAGATGGGTACGTCCTGGAATTAGAGAATGATTTGCTTAGTGATGCCGATCTTGAAACTGTAGCTGGTTGGATTGGAGATAATCTAATCGGGAAATCATTCCGGAGCATGGAGGGAAGTCTGATTTACAACCCGTTAACAGAATTTGGAGATATGGCTTTTACTTACGACAGAAAAGAAAATAAGTATATAACGCCAATTACCGATGTATCAAGCAGGCTGAACGGAACAACAGATGTAAAAACAAAAGCCGAAAATCCAATAAGAGGGAGTAGCAAATTTTTATCATCTGCTGATAAAACATTAATAGCTGCTAAAAAAATCATTGAAAACGAAAAAACAGCCAGAGAACAAGCTGTTAAAAAACTTGAAAATGCGCTGGCTAATTCAGAGGGACTTTTTGAAACTCTTGAGGTGCTTGAAGATAAAAGCGTTATTACTTATTTGCACGATAAACCATTACTAGAAGAATCAAAAGTTGTGATAAAGCTAACCAGTAATGCTATAGGGGTTTCCAATGATGGCGGTGAAACTTATCCATACGGATTTGTTGTTGACGGAACATTGATAACAAGGCTTTTATACGCAGAAGGGATAAATGCGAATTATATAGATTCCGGTGCTTTAACTGTGAGGGATTCTGATGGAAATATAATATTCCAGGCAGATATGAATACAAAAAAAGTATATCTCGATGGATCCGTGCAGATAGGCGATAGAAAATCTATCAATGATATCGAGCAAACAGCTGAAAATGCAATGAAAGCAGCTGCGCTTGCTAAAAATATGACATTGCAATTAAGCAACGAATATCAGGGAATATCTGTTGACTCTAACGGGAATTACGGGACATTTCCAAGTGGTGTGACTACACAGGCAGTCGTGATGTACGGAACACAGGATATTACGGCTGATTGTAGTTATACGATATCAAAATCTGATGGAGTGGATGGAGCATGGGATATCTCAACAAAAACATATACTGTAACTGGATTAAATACAGATAATGGATGGATAGATATAAAAGCTACTTATCTGGAAACCTTATCTGTTAGCAAAAGATTCTCTGTTTCAAAGCAATACGCCGGGGAAAAAGGAGAGCAAGGCGTACCTGGTAGAACGTATTTTATTGAAATGTCAGCGGATATTTTAAAACGTGGACAGGATAATAAAGTATCACCAAACAATATAACTGCAAAAGCATATTATAGAGATGGGGATAAGGCAGAAAGAAAAGAATATAAAGGCAGATGGAAAGTTCAAACGTCAACTGATGGATCTACTTATAGTAATGTTTTAGCAAGTATTGTGGATGAATCAGAAAAATCTTATACAGTTGGATCATTGGACAGAAGTGTTGTGTATATAAGGTTTATATTGTATGAAGCTGGAGGAAACAATAATCAGCTTGATATACAGACTATTCCAATATTGATTGATGTGGACGCACTTACCCACGAAGAGATATTTAATCTTCTTACAAATAATGGTTCCATGAAAGGAATTTATAAAGAGGGCAACCAGTTATATATTTCGTTCACCTATGCAAAAGGCGGAACGTTGAAGCTTGGCGGTCCGAATAATGGATATGGCACCTTTGAGGTGTACGACGCGAATGGAAATATAATAACTCAAATAGATAACTCAGTTGGGTTTAAAAACTTCAAGGGAAAAGAGTGGTTCCAGATAAATGAGTCTGTGGCTACAGCTGGTTACGATTCCTCCCTTGTTCATGGACTTCTTGATTTATCCGCGCAATACTCTGATGGATATTGGACTGTTTTGGAGAGCAAACAAGCTGGTCTTCTTTTAAAAACAGTATCTAGGATGAAAGTTGAGACAACTGGAAGCAGTTCTCTGACTCTCAATGTGCCGGAAATGCCTAAGCTTATAACCGGTAGTAACTTAGGAAAAAATAACAATGGAGATGTCGGAACGATTGCATCATCCTCTATGCATTATAAAATTCTTGGGAAAACCGTAAAGGAAGACGAACTGGAAGACCTCTATAAAGTCAAAGTAATCTGGGCGAAGTACAAAGACGGATATCTTATGGAGCAAGACGAACGGTGCGGTAAAGAAATGCCGATGTTTATTGCAGAAGATATTGAACGCAGATTTCCAATCGCTGTTGATCACGGCAAAAATGGACATGCCGAGAACTGGAACTATCGTATTATGATTCCATGCATGTTCGCAATGCTAAAAAATGAGCATGAGAAAGTTAAAGAATTACAATCCGAGTTAGAATCAATCAAAACAGAACTGACGGAATTAAAAGAGGTTATTAATCAATACATAGTAAAAAAGGAGGTATAAAAAATGCCTGACAACAAACCTATCACGCGAGAAGAAATGTATCTCGCAAAGCTAACTGGAGATTATACAGGGAAGGTACCAGAGCCAATAACCAGGAAAGAAAGATATCTGTATAAACTGTGTACTGATGGAATCGGAACCAATAAAGAAGCTATCGCAGAAGCGGTCCAGACGTACCTGTCCGATAAGGGCGTTGGACTTAACATGGATGCAGATGGCTATGTAAGTTTGAAAACGACGGAGGTAAACAATAATGGCTGATACATTTAAAGGGATAATCACAGCAGATGGAAAGAAGAGACAGTTACCTTACGGCGCAGTGTTGGGCAAGCCGGTTTCTGATAAAACGTTATCTAAAGAGGGCGAGTTTGCGGATGCTAAAGTGGTAGGGGATAAATTTGCGAAAGTAGACAGTGAGACTGCTTCGCTAAAGGAAGATTTGAGTAGCTATTATCCAAAGAAACAAGGCGCGTTCAAATGCATAAATATGGTTTCAAATTTGCCTGATGAAGTAATTATGCCATCTGGAATTGAAAAAAATATTTTGGATGGTGTATGTGCTATCAATGGTACATCTACAATTGATTATCCAAATCTCATTATCAAAAAATCTATATTAGCAAACCATGTATATTTGTTCTCTGTAAAGATGAAAGAGAATGAAAATACCGTTCAAACATGTTCTCTTATAACAAGAATTGGAACGAAACCTATTACACGAAACACATTAGGTGAATATCCCACACAGCTTTTTGAGTATAAAAACTATCCTGGGTACACTACTTTTTGTGCACTCTTCTCACACAATTCAGATGCGGATGTCGATTTCTCAATTTCGTTTGATCTTACAAAAACTAGCAAAAAAGTAGCTATTTCTGCAAAGGATATCATCATTACGGATGTAACAGGATTGTCAGATACACAAATAATAGAAATTGTAGAAGCTGGAATGAAAGATGATGTGTATTATAATCCCGGTAAAAATGTTGCAGATGCTTTGTCTAATCAAGCAAAGGAAGATATCACAGTTGAAACAATAAAGAGAATGTATCCAAATCCAAACGGATATTGGCATGGAAAGAAATGCTTGGTTATTGGAGATAGCACATCTGCCACTGAACAGTGGCAAAAAAAACTTTCCGAAAATCTCGGTATGAGTGTAACAACTCACGCAAAAGGTGGAATTGGATTTTTGCAGATGGTGGTTGGTAGTCTTGGGTACGAAGGCAATTATGATAACGAAACAGGAAACACTGGCGTTTTACAACCATTAAAAGCAATTGATGTGTATGACAAAGATTTAATCATTATTTTTGGCGGATTTAACAACAGGGGTACTAAACTCGGTGAAATCACTGATTTATACAAAACTGATGGAACAGGACAAAATACCGTGACTGGACAACTGCAATTCGTGCTTAATTGGATATATGATTTACTGAAAGGAAATGAATCTTATGCTCAAAATTTAAAGTGTAAAATCGTCCTTGTAACACCGTATTGCTGCGGAAAATACAGTTATGTCGACTATGACGGTTATGGTGGTGACAGTTGGGCGGGTTATACATTGCGTGAAATGTGCGACAGAATTGTTGAAATTGCTGCGTTAAACAACTGTTCTAGTTATAATGCGTGGGAAAACAGTGGAATTGGTCGTCATACATGGACAATTTATTCCGCATCTCCTACCGCAACGAAAGAAGCGGGAAGTGATGCTGCACCGTATCCTACAAATGCAGACCAACTACACCTCAACAATTCCATAGGATATCCACATTTAGGGGATTGTATTTCTGCTTTTGTGAACGGAATTGTTTAATTAACTCAAGCAGACTTTAGCGAAGCATTGCGCTCCTTAATTTTGAGGGGCGCACCAAATATGAAAGGAATGATATAATGAGCAAATTACAGGAATTTTTAAACCTTGGTGATTATTACGCATCCAACGGCGGGTACCTTGAAAAGAAAAGTAATGCCTATCTGGATGATTTTAAGAAAAATGCAGGATATAACAATTACACTAAATTTGCAAGAGATGTAAATAACTGGGGGCAGCCAGGATGCCAGAAGCAGCCGTGGTGTGCGGAATATCAGTTTTGGAAATTGGTAAAAGTTCTTGGAATCACCAAAGCATTAAAGATCATGGGCGGAGGTTTTTACAATTGCGTATCAATCACTAATCATGCTAAAACAAACGGAACTTGGCACAGCAAGCCAAAAGTCGGAGCGCTTGTAATCTTCCACAACGGTTCTCATGTTGGAAGCGTGCAAAGTTTTGATGGTTCGAGAATCTATACAAACGAAGGAAATACTTCTAGTGCAGCTGGAGTAGTAGCAAATGGCGGTGCAGTCCGAAATAAGTCCTATTTAATCAGTGATTCTTCCATTGATGGATATGTTTGGATTGACTGGGACAAAACAGTACAGGAGACTTGGAAAAAGACAGGAACCAGAGTAGCAACAGTAAATGATTTGTACGTCCGTGAGGCACCGAATGGCTACGTTATGAGTTCAATCAATAAAGGAACCGTTGTTGAAATTGATGGAAAAACAAGTGGAAAATGGACGCATGTTAAAGTTTCCGGAATTGGCATTGGTTGGATTTGGACTGGATATCTTGCAAAAGAATCGGTTAATAAGCCAGTTGTAATTTCAAGCAAACAGGATAAGACACAGGTGCTTTTCAAGGGAAATGTAACTGCCACTGTGCTTAATGTGCGTACTTGGGCTGGAACTGAGTACCCGAACATCAAAAAATACCCAAAGCTCAACCAGGGAAATGAAGTGGAAGTAATGAATTTTACCCAGAAAGATAAAAACGGTAGTAAGTGGTATTATATCCGTATTGCAGGAAAGTATTATGGCTTTGCATCTGCAAAATATATTAAGAAGCAGTAAAAATATCCCGGGGAATTAGCCCCGGGAATTTCTTTTTTCTTTATAGGAAAGACCGCCTGTGGCGCTCTCTTGAATTGAAAAATGCCCGCACGGAGGCGGGCATGATAACAAGAAAATCCCTGGATTAGAAA